TAAGTAGGAACGAAACCTTTAATAGCCTTAGATTCTTCATACAGATCTGGTAACGATATAAAGAATCCGGGAAGAGCAAGACCCAATTTATACTTGTCTCCCTTAATAAAGAATTGAACTAGTTTGTAGAAATAAGGTAGATTCTTACAGTTTTCTAAAATCATAATCCATCGGAGTACTTCCATCTCTTTACTCCATTTTCGAGGATCGTGATATCTCTCGGGGAAGATCGCAGTGTTTAGCGCAAGTACACTGGGATACATACCTAAAACCATTCCATCGTTGGGGATTCTGTCATCGAAGAATCGTTGTAGATAAACTGTCGTGTGTTCACTAATTCCTTGTTTTTCCGGATTTACGACTTGTCCAAATCGCTTAGAAATAGATTCCATTAACTCCAGTATCTCTTCATCACTTCTCCCGTTTCTCTTGATTGCAATGACAGAATCGTCACCCAATCCTTGAGCTGCAACAATTTCAATTCCATAGAACTGATATGTTAAAATAATGCATAAACAAACGAGACTTTCTGCAAAATTGGTCATTCCTGAGCCGGAAGGCATTCCGTGTATGCCGGTAGCCATCTTATCTAAGCTTATAAGAACTGGTATAATCAGGATATGAAATAATAGATCCTTGAAGTTTTTACTATCACGTGGTTGAAAGAAGTTATAACAAACCCCGTAAACAATGGACATTTGCGTAGTGTTGAAGTGTTTGTCCATTTTCGTAAAATCCTGTTGAATATAAGTGTGCTCCTCTGAAAAGAAGTTTTGCTCCTTGAAACCTAGTTCAACTTGTGAGAATCCTTCCCATGCGCTAAAGAACGGATCAGAAAATGGCTTCCGATTACGAATTTGTTGCATTAGAGGATAGAGATAAGCTTTTTCAATTATATTCAGTGCAAATGGTGCCATAAAGATGAATCTTTCTGAGCCACGCTGAGAACGTGAGCCTAGTATCATCGGTAATTTCCACCAAGAATCGTTTTTAATAGACTCGAGTGCGCTTTGTTGTACAGCTGGATCTGTACGATTGGCGTAATCGCGACAACCTGAATTGGAATTGAGTTTGTCGTCTAGCTGGTCCATCTTAACCACAGTTTCCGGTTTAAGAGGTCGTCTATTCATGCTAAAGGGTGTGCCGAAGCAGATTTCCCTCATGTGACTGATGATTCCTTCATTATCCAGAGTCTTTAAAAGGTCTTCAAACTCCAAACTATTATCCGGTGTGGAGTAGTAAGCCTCGAAGTCCTCTTCACGATCATCGAAAGGTGACAAACCGCCTTGTGGTCCGAATTTATTCTTTCGGGATTTGTCATATTCGATTAGAGGACGTAACTCTGGTCTATCATCGTACACTTGGTCCAAAATTCCGAACCAACGATCAAGAATATCTTGAGGATCATCGTCTTTATATAGCGGAGTTCTTGGGGTAGGTGGCCTACCTAAAGCAAGTGTTCGAAAACCGCTGGAAGCACGCATCTGACCGTCTTGGGTTAGGTACATGTCGATGCTTTCTTGCATCAGTTTTATAATTTCCATAATTTATATGATAATTTATTAATTAGTTGGTGACTAA